CTATAGTGCGTTTTTATCGCCACTATTTTTACTGTAAATACGATCCAATGGATTGAGCGTTACCGCCGCTTCAAGATGATCTGGGGCAAAATGTGCGTATCGCATCGTCATCAAAATTGTACTGTGTCCTAGTATCTGCTGTAACACCAGAATATTCCCCCCATTCATCATAAAGTGGCTTGCAAATGTATGCCTGAGAACGTGAGTTCGCTGACCTTCCGGCAACTCAATTTTTGCTTTCTTTAACGCCCAGGTAAAAGCTTCATAGCTGTTTGAAAAGAGACGGCCGCGACGTTTAGGTAGCAGCTTCTGGATGGTATCCGAAATCGGGACGGTTCTGTTTTTCTTGCTCTTGGTATTCGTGAATGTGATCCGCCCAGGTAAAACCTGAGACTGTGTCAATTTTTCAGCCTCACTCCATCTGGCACCAGTCGCCAGACATATACGAACAACAGTACCGAGATCGGCGTTACCAGACTCATCACAAACCGAAAGAAGCCTCTCTATTTCTTCTTCATACAGAAAAGAAAGTTCACTTTCACTGACTTTAAAGTGACGTACACCTTCCAGAGGATTTTCACCGGCCCACGCACCAAGACGCTTTAACTCAGAAAAAACAGCGTGCAAATATGACTGCTCACGATTAACGGTAGCTTCCTTAGTTGGCTTTTTCTTATTGGCACTCCATTCACCTGATAACCGACGCTTCCGGTAGACAGCAAACATATTACGGTCAAATTCTGAAACCAGCGGATTACCAAGTCTCTCACATACTGCTTTCAATTTCGTCTGCCGTTCTTCACCTGTCGTCAATGACTTACCGTGCATCTCATACCAGGTATCAACAAATTCTGACAACCTTTTTGAGTCATCCCCTACGGAAACATCAGTGTGGATCATCAAACGCCTTTCATGAGAAAGCGCTTCGCCCTTAGTTGCAAACTGTTTGCGGATACGCTTTCCCGCAGCACCAAATGGATAACACTCACAGAGCCACTTTCCTGATGGTAAGCGCCGGACAGTCATTTTTATTTATCCCTGCTTCATATTTTTGAGAAAATTTCACCCACAACGAAACCAGCAACAAATACGATTACAAATACCAGCGAATGAGTTGTTAACAATTCAACAAGAGGATCTCTCTTGGTGGTTTTACTCATTTCGACATTATTAAAAGAAGTCGTCATATCGTCTGTAAAATCAAGAGAAGCTACTGGCGTGTTTTTGCCCACCCATTCATAAATTTCCACAAGTTGACTGTGGTTCAATTCATCCAGCAATGTTGTTTTATAATAAATGCTGCAATGCTCGTTAAGTTTATGCCGTAAATTCGGCTTCCCTGTCCTCTTAAGAATTTTACCGATAAGAAGTTTGCAGGCTTTTTTCTCTTTACTGTCGGCCAATAAAGCATTGAGGAAGTTTAACGCAGCCTTATACTGACTACCTGATATCTCGCTCACGCCGTTTACGCCAAGTTCAGCGTGCAACTTTACCCAAATTGGTGCCGCTTCTGTGTTTTCAAACTCAGCTATAGCGTTTACAAGTTGCCGTATGCTGGCGCGTTGCGACTTTACTAACGGGCGCTCTTCCGTACCCTTAGCAGGAACATTGATGTTAATTGTCTGACTGCTATCAAGACTATCAATCTGGACGTTATTTTCTTTATAATCACGCCCTGCAATCTTATTTTTATCCCCGTCTGAGTTTAAATTCATACCCTGTCATCCTTCTTACGGCTTACTTTTTCTTTTCGTGATAATCCCTGCCCGCTATACGATTGCCGCTACCTGATACGTTGACAGAACCAGAAGCAGAAATACCGGCTGTAAGAGCACCCAAGACCGCAGCTTTAACAGCAAGTGGGGCCTCACGATACATTTTCACAATCTCTTGCTCGTCCTCAGAAATACCATCAATCTTTGGTGTTTTTACCCCTGACAACACAAAAAGAATATCAACACCGAATTCAGCTAATGACGCCAGTGTGGATGCCTTCGGCTCCGATTTTCCCGCCTCATAATCACAATATGTTCTAAAAGCGACATTACATACCTTTGACATCGCTGTTTGCGAAAGCCCTAAGCGCTCCCTTTCGTTGCGTAGACGATCAAAAATTTGCATTTTTCTGCAATCCTGCACTTGACTATTTGCAGATTTCTGCAAATAATGAATTTAACAAACTAGTAAAGGATCACAATATATCACTATGAATCAAGAACAACACGCTCATAAGTCACGATTGCCTAAAGGTGCCTTCAAAGGCAGGCCGATCGCCCTGCGTCTGACGCCGGAAGTTCGTAAGACCGTAGAGGAACTGGCAAAGAAAGAGCTTCGTACTGACTGCAACATGGCCCACGTAATTTTCATGCGCGGACTTGAGATCATCACTCAGGAGGGAGAAGAAAAAGAATGAGCAACATAACAATCAACATCAACATACCTACAGCCTACGTCCGCCTGGAGAAATACGCGGAAATGACAGGGACACCAGTCGGCACATGCAGGGGGATGGTACGAGACGGCCGAATCATTATCCGTCCTAAAGTAAAAGCCAAAGATGCTATTGAGGTGAATCTTGTCGCCATGCTGAAAGATGCTATTGCTAATAGCTGAGGTTATTGCCATGAGCAAAACACTAAACCGTATAGCTATATATACAGCGGCTTGTTTGCTTACCTATATATTACTGCTTTTTATCGTAGGGCTAACAGCGCTGGTTATTACCGCTTTTAACGGGTCTTAATTATGTACGACTTAAAAAGCCTGTGCATAGATATTTTAATGATTATTGCTATTGCCTGTTTAGGTACGGTTTTAATGGCTGCGACCATTAAATTTATTATCACTTACCTTTTTTAACGAGGTACAAAATGAAACTCACCATCGAAGATGTGCAGGTCGCCATTAAAGGCGTAACGAAATACGGCAACCGATGCATATCTGAACAATTATTAGCCGTAGTTGCTGGTAATTACGCCAAAGGTAACAACATCATTCTTCTGCGTTTGCAATCACTGTATGAAGATGAATATTCCGACTTCACTGTAGGCGAGATTAAAAACCTGTACTACACCGAAAAGACCGGGAAAGCACAGTTGCGCGGCGATCTTATTTTCGATACCGAGGATTTGGATATACAAAGCATTCTCCACAGTCTGGCGCACGGCTGCGTGTACCTGTCACCGTATTTTATGAACGTCATGTCACTGAATCATTGCTTCGCCTGTCTGAGTTCAGTCACCATAAGCAAGGCCGAAGACACCGATTTTGACGGTATCGAACCGCTCGATATTTCCTGTCTGAATGGACTGATTAACGCGATCTACAAAGAAGAACCGGCAACCGAAGCGACAGCAGAACCACAGGGCGACACGCCATACATCTACGCGCCAAATATGACCAGGAACGAGATTAATTGTTGGTTAGATGGGGTTATCTTAAATCTGCGCCATCTCAAAATAAATAAAGAGAGGCTACAGGAAGCGGACGAAGCCCGGACAGAATTAGAAAACGCAGCAAAAAGGAGTGAAGCGTTTTTAGTTGAAGTAATTCGCGATTAATCATTAACCAACCCTGTAATTAATCACGGTACTTTTTCACACTGCGAGGATGATGTTATGAGGAAACACACGGCAGACCAGGTAAACGAGTTTTTGCAGGGGTATTACTTCGATAACGAAGCCAATCCCCGCCAGAAAGGGACACATTTTGACGTTATGAAGCACGGTATCTTGAGTGTCCGTAACACACTTTTTTATTCAAAAGACACAAGCGCCAGTAAAGACCTGAAAGAACTTAACTGGATGGCGAAACAGCTAACTGACGGAGTCGTACCCGAACCCGCCAGAATTACGGAGTGATAAAAATGAATATTAGTTATTCATTCACTATACCGGAATCAATAGCCGTTATATCACTGGCCGCATTAGTTATGTTTCTGGCCGTATGGATATTAATGTTCATTGATACATGGAGACAAAAACGAAAATATTCGCAACTAAAAAAACAAATAAATTCAACCGAAGAAAGGAAAACTAAATGGACACCACCGCAAGGCAAAGAATTGTAGCAGCCGGAATTATCGCGAAAGCGGCGGAAACGCTGCAAATTGCCAATATGAGGCTTGCAAATTATGAATATCTGGTTGTCTCCGCAGAACTGATGGAAACCGCCAGGAGTTTAAAAACAGTAGCCCGACAATTAAGAGAATTACACGACCTGACTGAATAACAGATTAATTGACCTGATTCATTTAAACACCGCTCACGCGGCGGGATTCGTACAACCTGAATAAAGGAAAACACAATGATTAACCCAGATAAAAGCCTTGCCCAAAAAGCCTTAGCCGGTGCGCAATTTTTGCGTATGCACACCGAAGCAATGGCTGACGACGCCGATTTTTTTATCGCGCTAATGTCTGAGCCTTACACCATCGCCGCCAGCGCCATCGAGCAGCTCGTAAAAGAAAACGAAGAACTCCACGCCCAGCTCGTCGCTTTCCAGAAAGCGGCTAATCCCGTTTTTCCTGTTGATCCGGCGAAGGACGATTCAGAACACACCCACTACACCCCATTCGCAAAAGGCACTCGCGTACGCCTGAAGACAGCCCCTTACATGCGCGGAACGGCGGGCAGAACAAAAGCTAATGCATCCGGCACCCTGTTTTGTTTTGTGCATTTTGACTCCCCGTATAAAGACAGCCGCTGGGTAAAGGCAAAGCGCCTGGAATTAATCCCCGACGAATGAAGCTGATTATCCCCGGACGTTACCGCCAGAGCAGAAACAAGCCACGGGGAAAGCTTGAGAAGAAAGCGCGGGCGGCATTTGACCGCCTGAAAAAAAACGACTGGTCACATGTGCGACGGCTGGAACGAGTACCCCGCGCCCGCGTGATCAACGTGGACAGTTACCGACTGTTAAGCCTGAACGAAGGCCGGACATGGGAACTGCTCAACCACAACGAATACGTGAAGAGGATTAGACGATGCTACAGATGAAATTTTACCCCCGCTTCATTGAAGCATTCCGCAGCGGTCAGAAGATAACTTCACTGCGCATGTTGGATTTTAAATGCCGCCACTACGAAGAGACAGACGACTATCCGGCAGCTTATTTCCACGAAGAAAAACTGAAATACAGCGCGTATGTGAATTCTGTTGACGGCATAAATATATCTCTCCCATCAGGGACAACCGTTAACTATTCAACAGACCTTACCGGACTTCTGGAAAGACAGCCCTACAAGCCCGGTGCCGAAATCGAACTGGTCACGGAAGCTGAAGGCGGCGAAATAGTGCCGTTCGCCACGGCTACTATTACAGGCATTTCCGTTATCAAGGGCGACAAAATAGAAAACATTGACGCCATTCATGACGGATTCAACCCTGACCGTGACCCACTCGCCGAACTCCATGCATTCATGCGGGATGTTTACCACACCGCAACCCCCGACAAAGAAACGTACTGGCTGTACATCTTCACCAACGTGCAGATGTTGCCGCAGTGGGGAGGTGAAGCATGAACATGAAACTCACCAGATGGGTTGTATTCGAATTTGTGCCTGGCGGGGACATATTGCGCATCCACGAAGACCTTATCGACTGGAACAGATCAGTCCTGGATGATATCTACACTCCGCATGAAGAGCGTTATGTATTTCTGATCAATGGCGCACAGTATCGCGCCTGCAATATCACCATTGAAGGGAGTATCGAACCAGCACCAGAAACCACACCACGCACTGAACTCTCGCCACGCGAGGAATACGAGAAATACGGTCAGCGGGGTGGCGTATGAAAAAGCCCACCTTCATCCGTTCCCCGCTCAAATGGGCGGGCGGTAAGTATAACGCCCTGCCAGAACTGTTTAAGCACTTACCCCTTGAAGGTGAGTGCCTGATAGAGCCGTTCGTTGGCAGTGGCACGGTATTTCTGAACACGAACTACAGACGCTACGTGTTGTGCGACAGCAACCCGGCGCTGATTAATTTTTTCCACACCCTGACCTGGCACACCGGGGAGGTGATTTGGTGGGCTGGCGCTCTTTTCTCAGTAGGCGACGACAAAGAGGATTATTACAGCCGTCGTAAATTCTATAACACCATCAAAGACTACCCCCGGCTTGTCAGTGACCGGGTTTATTGGGCGGCGTTGTTCCTGTATCTCAACCGCCACTCCTTCAACGGACTGTTCCGCACCAATAGTAAAGGTGAGTTCAATGTACCGTTTGGCAAGCGCGAAGAAGCCCCATATTTCCCTGAAAAGGAAATGCGCCGCTTTGCTTTAAAAGCCCGCCAGACAAAAACCAAATTTATCTGTTGTGATTTCAGGCTGGCCCTTAACCCCTGGCTCGTGCCTGAATTAGAAAACGCCGTTATTTACTGCGATCCACCCTATATCCCGGAAAGTAAAACAGCCGATTTCACGCAATACAACGGTGAGCGTTTTACTCGTCGCGATCATGAGCATCTGGTTAAGTACCTGACAAATAACCAGCCACCTTTCGCAAAAGTTGTTATTTCCAACAGCGACACTCCCCTGACACGCGAAATCTACGCGCCGTTTAAGTTCCACGAACTGGAAGTTAGACGATCCATTAGCGCCAACGCCAAAGGCCGCAAAAACACCCCAGAAGTGATCGGCGTACTGGATGGCCGGGAAAGGTATGTAAGCGCACCACGCAGACCGGGGAAATCAACCGCCGCCGCAATGGAGGCCGCATCATGATTCTGAAACCTATGAGAACGCCGGGGAAATGCCCTGCGTGTGAACGTGCGTGGACGCCGGAAGAAGACGAGTTGTTGATAAGCCTGCACCCGTCAATGACCTATAAAAAAATGACTGCACATCTGAACAGATCCGAACGGGGAATAAGAGCACGCGCAAGTATTTTTATCCATGCGGGGATTCTGGCAGCTAAAACAAAGCCTTTCACCCCAGATCAGGACGCGTTTATTCGCGCTAACCGTCACAGATTGACGCTCTACGAGGTGGCTATCCATCTGGGGAAATCAAAGGATTGTGTCAGTAAACGCGCTCAGCGTCTGGGAGTTAGTTACAGGAAAACAGGAGATCTTCACCACGCAACGAAACACCCGGATAGCGATGTAGACCTTATCCATGCCTTGCGCGACGAAGGCCTGACATTCCCGTGCATAGCTAAAAAATTCGAGATACCCCGCACAACAGCAAGATCGTTATATTACGACCGCAAGACCGCCATTGACGCCGTCGCAGTTGTCGATCTTTGCGCTGCGGGCATCGGCGCGCCGCACATCCGGCAACGCCTCTTCTGGGTGGCCGACGCCAACAGCCAATGCATGGAAGCACCCGTCGAATGCGGGGAGAGAGGGAGGATTGAATTTGCAAACGGCTGTAGCCTTATCGGGCTGGCCCACACCGACAACGACAGCAGGGAAAGGCGGCTATCAGGGTGGCAGGATTCGCAACGGGAAGCTGTCAACAGATCGGCTGGATGTAACAGCACAGCTAGCAGGCTGGCCTACGCCAACAACGAGCAACTACCGCTCGCCGTGCCCGCAAGAGGCCATGAAGACCTATCGCGACAATGGAACAAAAATTCAGAAACGGTTGCAGGATTTAGCAGCGACAACGGCGCCAGTCCGGTTAACGGCTTCTGGCGAGATGCTGACTGGCTGTTCTGCCGGGATGGGAAGTGGAGGCCAGTTAAACCCGGACTTAAGCCGCTGGTTAATGGGACTCCCGGACGAGTGGGCCAGTTGCGCGCCTACGGCAACGCCATCGTTGCGCCGGTCGCGGAAGCGTTCATAAGGGCATACATGGAGGCGGTCACACAATGACCACCTCCCACGGACGCTACGCACCTACACCCCCGCCGACGTATCCGGGCAAGGCCCCGGACACGACCGATTACCCGTACCCGTGGAATAAACCCCGCGAGGCAATCGGCGTTGACCGTTCATCATTAGAAGATATCGCGGCAAAAGCACGCGAGAATGAGGCCCGCGAAAAACTCGACGAGAGCATCAGGCGGGCAACTCACCCCCTGCCGCTGTTCATGCGTATGCGTATCGAAGCCCGTATCGATGAACACTGCCAGCAAAAAGGCGTTTATATCGCCGGTCTTAAATTCCGTGACTTTGTACGCCGTGAACTGCCGTTACTCAAAGCGGTAAACAACATCTACCGCATTGCCATTGACAAGCCTATGCCCTCCGTCTGGTCGTTGCTGGAAAGCACCAGCGTAACCGCCCGCCACGTTGCCGATCTTCAGGGGTTAACGGAACGGTTTAACCGCCTGCCGGAATACACCGAAGACGATATTGAGTTGCTGGCACAGGATATCGCTATCTGTATCCGGGGCGAAGTCGCCGACATGCTCAACACAGCCGCCGATCTGGACGATATGGCCTGCGCCCGCCAGATATACGCGTGCGCCCTTCGTGTGGCGGAACATTTCAACATGCCACCGGCCAACGCTGAGAAATTCCGGCGCTACAAACTCGATCTTCTGGATACGTCTGTCACGGTTCAGAAGATGATGGATGAAAAAATCTGGAAACGCCGCTTAAAGCGCCTGGCGTACCGCTGGCGGGAGCACCTGCAAATCACCTACGGCGACGTGGGCCGCGCGGCGTCGGTGTATTGCAGCAAAAAGCAGATAAGCCTTTGGGAAGAACAGCGCCGCCGCAACCGTCTTATCATGAGCAATCTGGAGCTGGAAGACGAGGACAGCGGCGATCGTATATCGCTCGCTGACACTATCGATGCTTCCGTCTCTAACCCGGCGCTGCGCCGCGTTGAGCTTATGGTTCGTATCAGGGGGTTTACTGATATAGCGAAAAGCGCGGGTTATGAAGCCCGTTTTTATACAATCACCGCCCCGTCAAAATATCACGCCCGCCATAACTACGGCCCGCGTAACAGCAAATGGAATCACGCCAGCCCGAAACAGACCCAGGACTACCTCAACAATATCTGGAAGCTGATCCGCGCTGACCTTGCCCGCGATGGCATACAGGTTTTCGGCCTGCGCGTGGCGGAGCCACACCACGACGGGACGCCACACTGGCACATGATGCTTTTCGTGCGCCCTGAACAGGTGGACACACTCACTAATACCCTGGAGACCTACGCCATCCGTGAAGACCGCGACGAACTCAACACCAGTAAGGGAATTAAACCCCGCTTTGACGTGAAGGATATCGACGAGGAAAAAGGCGACGCCGCCGCGTACATCGCCAAATACATTTCCAAGAATATCGACGGCTACGCACTGGATAACGAGGTTGATGATGAATCCGGCAAGCCCTGCAAGCTGACCGCCAAACACGCCACCGTGTGGGCCTCATTGTGGGGTATCCGGCAATTTCAGTTTGTGAGCGGTGCGCCTGTCTCCGTCTGGCGTGAGCTGCGCCGTATGCGCGACAAGGAACTGGCGGCGAAATTTGGCACCACCTTTGCCGAAATGCACCAGGCCGCATCCGTGGATGGGGACTGGGGAAAATACATCACGTTACAGGGTGGCCCGTTTGTCACCCGCAGCAATCTGACCCTGCGCCCCTACTATGAAATCCGCAAAGCCAACCAGTACGGCGAAGAAAACCCCGTAATCAAGGGTCTGCGCCTCCAGCTTGAACCGGATGCCACACCCATTATCACCCATGTCAAAAACTGGAAAATGGTCAAAAAACAGCCGACGCCGGATACGGCGGCGGGCCTAACCGGGTGTTCATCTTTTGACCTTACGGTCGCGTCCGCGACCGCTAGGACTCGTGTCAATAACTGTACTTTGTACAAAAAACAACCAACAGATGATGAAAAAACGCACAGTAACACCGAACCAATTCAACAGACAATTGACCAGCAAATAATCAGCACGCTGGCCACCGACCAGAACCAGGACAAAAACGCAGCACCAGACGGGCGCGGCGCGGATCTCCTTTCCCTTTTGCGCGTCATTCCGCCGCACAGACACGAACAAAAACCCGTCGCCAGCGATGAAAAAGCGACCATGCGCCTTATCGCCGAACTGCGTACGCGCGGTATCGATGACGAAGACGAGATCGGGCATGTGCTGAAAGGCCGGATGATTGGCTATGGCGCTGATAGTTACCTTCAGGCCAGAAACAGCAACATTGTGATCGTTAAGCGCCAGCGCTGGTGCGGTCATCGCGAATGCCGCAACCTACTGAATGAAGAAGACCTGCGTTACGGCGACGAGGCCCGTTGTCTGGCGCATTCCGACCCCGAACGGGTGGCGGAACGGCGGCAACAGCACGCTGACGAACAGCAAAAACGACAAAAACGCGACGATATTTTAGCCCGCGTGGACAGACTGAGGGGGATAAAATGAGAAAATACACCGCCTACCGTCAGGGCGAAGAGCGATTTGACGGCCAGTTATATCGGATAATGGTACGTGCGGAACAAAAGGCGCGGGAAAATCCCCGCGTTGGCATACCACAACAGCCGCCAGTGCCGGAAGTTCAGGAACCGAAGCCGGAAACGCCGACCGTGATTTGCCCGGCGCGTCAGGTAATGAACATATACAGGGAACTTGAAGCGGAAAGAGAGCGCGAGAAACTGGAAAAAGCACGCCAGATACTGACCCACAAGGCAGAAATAGTAGCAAAATATCTGAAAAAACATGAGAGATAGTACCGCTCGCCGCAAGCCCTGATTAGGGAGCCGCGCGGCGGCGAGTCTGTCAGGGCGAGGAAGCGGAATTACTGAGGCCGGTCATAAAGCCGCTTACGCACCGTTGCTGAATAGAACATTCTGTAACATTAATTATGTCTTGGTAATAACTTACCTACTGAAAATTAATCAGAACCCTGACGGGAAGTCATGGCGAATGTCACAACTGCACCTAAAATATTACTCCGTTTCTCAACGTAAATTATATTGTCATCTCTATAATTACCAGCGGGGTAGCAAATTTTGATATTAGTTTTCAGGTCAGGATCGTCAACGTCAGCCCCGGAACAGCTTTTGGAACTACCGGGAGCATACTTATACGAAGCCACATAAGATGACGTTCTACCAGGCAAAAAATAGGCAAGCGTCGTGATAACTATAATCAGAAAAAATCCTGTAAGAACGCACGCCCCGGCATAAACCTTCAGATAAGCCGACAGTTTCTTCCAGCCTCCCGGTTTCACTATCCCCTTACTTACCAGATACAGGGAGAGGAAAAACGCAACGCCCATGCTACCAAGAATGTAGTAGTCAGAAACTCGCTGATAGAGAAAAGTGACTCTGTAAATATCAACACGCCACCAGTGAAGGAGAAAAATAATGCCTAGTCCCACTGTAGTCATACATAACAAATATGGGTATGAATAATTCTTCATTCCTCTGCCCCAAAATAGTTACCCTTCCAGACAAAAATTTATCACCTGATTTTTACGTAGAAAACAACTACATTAATGCTGCACAATATCGCACAATTTTTTTGACCGATTTTTAGCAGTCCGTTTTGATATCCTGCCGCGAAAGCCTGGAATATCCGGCGCAACTGCTACAAGGTGCGCCGGTATTGCTGACCACCCGCACCGCCCTGTCGTCCCACAGTTCAATAAGCCCTTCATCCTTGATATTGGTGACGACCAGATCGCCAAGTCCGTTATCATTCAGCCATTTTTTAACCTGTTTCACCTGTTGCCGGTCATTCGCGCGTGCAGTGAACACCCGGACGTCATACCCGTCACGCAACCATCCCTTAACCCTTGCGACCATTGGTGATATGGGTTTACCCAGCCGGGAACCCTGACCTGATACCCTCACCGCAAGAACGCCATCAAAATCAACGCCGATCCAGCCCATTACAGACCTCCCCGATACCGTACCCGACAACCCGTTATCTCTTCTATATGCCGTCTGGCCTGGCATATGTGCATGAACATCACCGGCAGCTTACCCATATGAGGAAACTCAAGCCGGACATTATCAGGCGTAAGCACCGCTTGCGCTATGACGCCGTGAACGCCTTCCTCAGTGGTTGCATAGAAACGCCATACCCCGTCATCAACACGCCTCATTCGCACCGATACCAGCCGTTTCCGCTCCATTTTTACCCCATTAAAAAGATATTGCGATCCTGCCGTTTTTTGACCAGGAATACACAAGCCTCAGCCCCTCGCGCGGGCGCTCGCCGACCCGGCACTCTTTTTTATTGACATATTTATTTTCATGCACCACCAAAACCACCCTCAGACCAGTTCCGGCGCGGTTTTTATGCCCTTTTTACGCTGCGAAAGATCGTTCATTTTCATGCACGCTAAGACATGCAGTATTAGCGGGCTGGAATAGCGGGCGCTGGATCTAAAGAATCAAGATTCAGAACATAAGGATCAAACGCGATAATTTCATCACCCAGCCAGGCGTTTATTTCCCTGATACGCGCCTGCAATGGCACCAGTTCGTTACGCGCGAACACCCTGGCGGCTTTCTCCACATCACCAAAACCGCCGTCATTTTCCGGCACTATCCCCATCATCTGAGGCGGTACGCGGTGTGCAATCAACTGATCGGCTCGCGTTTCCTTTTTGATGGCGCTAAAGTCGTCTTTTGTGGCGATTTCCGATATCGGGATAACCTGTATCCCCTTCTCCGCTCCGTTCGGTGCCCAGACGAACATATTTTTAAAGTTCCCCATTCCCTTAGCCTTCTTCATGGCTTCGCGAATGTTATCAACGTCTTCCTTATTGGCCTGGGGCGTTGTCATGTACAGCACAAATCCCATATGCCCGCCGTTGATATAATATTTACGGCGGAACAATACGGCGGACTCACTAAGCCAGGTGGAATGCAGCGCGGCCAGATATTGCGGCAGTCCGTAGACCTCCTGGTTGATATCAGGCTCCATCAAATGAAAAATATGTCCTTTGGGGAATTTATGAGGCTCCCGCGCGCCACCCACAAACCAGTAAATATCCGGTTCAACACCTACGCGCGTATACTTCGCCAGCGAACGTTTCAGTTTCCACGGTTCGCCCAGCCCGTTACGCCGCAGCTCCAGAAAGCCATTGCCAAAAACCAGGTAATCCAGAATGAAACCTTCAGCGTCAAACGTGCTCAACATTTTGTTGGGCCGTAATGTGCTGACGAGAAGATTAGTTTTAACAAAAATCGGTGAGCTATGATGTATACCGCTTCGTAACGACTGCGCCAGCCCTTCAAATGATAACGGCGGGTCATACCACGTATCCTGTATAACAGGACATTCCAGGTAATCAAAAATATCACGCTGGTCAAGCATGGGGATCGGGTCGCCAAACGTGAAAACTTCCGTCCCGTTCCCGGCCTGCGATTCTGGTGTGTCTGTTATTTCATTCATTAATAAATCTCCATAAGTCCCTGCGAGTCTTCTTCATAGCCGGACATTGGTTCATGGATAAGCGCCATCATGACAGCCCAGGCAACATCGCCGTGGCTGATTTCTTCCGATCGGCTTGTCTCATAGCTGACATATTTACCGCTCGGTGTAACAATCTTGCGGATGGCCATAAACGCCTGCGCGATATCGGTATGACCGTAATCAAATTCGATGCGCCGCCCTTCAATCACGCTACGGGCCTTAACGATAAGGTCGGTTTTCATTGCAGCGTTGTAGTGCATCGATTCCACCATCGGGTAGAACGTTTTTACAATCTGTGCCACAGCGCGCCCGATGCCGCCAGTTTCATCGATACCAATATGGGTGACGTTATAGCGCTGCGTGAGTTCGCGTATTTTGTCGGCCTGCGCCTGGAAATTAGGCTCATGCCACTGGTAGCGCTCCAGTACCCTGAACGGTTCGCCAGCGAATCGCGGCGGCGCAACCACGGCGCACCCGCAACTGTCGCCCGTACTTGACGGATCGTAGCCAATCCATACCGGGCGATCCCCAAGAGGCCTGTTCGCCCACGGCTTGAAGTCCCGCCATTTTTCCAAAGCGTCAACCATGCGCGAACGTAACAGGCTGAACGGGAACACAGATTCACTGTCGTCCAGGAACTGGCACATGTATTTATTATCGAAGTTGATGCCGGTATTTTTACGCCGCAGTTTTTCAGGGCTGGCCTTCATGCCCCCTGCTACCGCGTCATAAATCGTCAGCATCTGACGCCAGATACCATCAGCGCACAGCAGGCCGTCTTTGAGCCGGTCGTGGGTAATGGGGATTTCCACGCGTTCAGCGGCCGGAAGGTCACGGTTATAGTCGGCACCAGACCATAAACCATAGGCGTCATGGGAATAAGTGGACGGCGTGGACATGTACGTAATGTGCATATCGTCAAGCGTGGCCATCCCTGATGCCGTGTTCTGAATTTCCTTAAAGCCACCAATCCAGAAAAATTCATCAACGTACAGATCGCCGTTATAACTTTGTGTCGTGCTGGCGTTGGTTCCCAGGAAGTGCAGCTCCGCGCCGTTGGAGAGCACTATAGGGTTCCCCGAAAGCTTAACCCCCACCTGACGGGCAAATTTGATGATCTCGCGCCGGAATACCAGCGCCTGCGACTTACTGGCGGACAGAAATATTTTGTTTCGCCCGTCTTTAATCGCACCTAACAGCGCTTCGCGGGCAAAATACCACGTCGCCCCACACTGGCGGGTTTTCAGTATGGCGCGAATATCCTGATGGCGGTTGTCGAACCATTTTTTCTGATACGGGCGAATAATGGCGTGAAAAGCGGCTTCCAGATCGGCGATCTGTTCGTCTGAGAAATGGTTGCGCGTGGGCTTTTTACGTTCTTCCGTGCGGCGTTCAACGTTGGGATTAAGGTCAGATTCCCGCCCGGTTTCACCAAAGCGGCCTATACGGGCGTGTCGCTCCATCTGCCGCCCCAGCAGGTCAAGCTCCTTAAAATCTCCCGGATCTTTGTGAGACTTACCCACTAACTGGTTGTATCGCGCCGCCGTGGTATGTTCTATTTGTTGTAACGGGCTGTAGTTATCCCATCCATCGCGCCGCTTCCAGCTATGTACGGTAGCAGGCTTTTCACCAAGAAATTCAGCAATGCGCGATATGCGGTATCCCTGCCAGTACAGGTGCATAGCCTGTCGTCTTGGATCGATATCGTTTTCGTTTAATTCCATTCGCCCGCCCTCATTACTGACGCGGACAGATTACATAACAAGCCAGCAGGTACAGGCACGCCATGTATTGTGTCATAGCTGACACAATGACCACTTGTTGCCCTGTCTCCCGTGAAAAAAGAAACTCCCCTGTATGCACATAACGGGGGCACCCATGAAAAAAAGTAAAAAATTTCGTGTCGCGACAGAAGGCGTAACCGTTGACGGTCGTTCGCTGTCACGCCAGCAAATTCAGGAAATGGCAAGCGACTACAACAAGGACGTGTATACGGCGGGGATCAATATAGAACATCTGCGCTCAGCCTATCCCAACTCCCTGTTTCGCAACTATGGCGTGGTTGACAAACTCAGTGCGGAAGAAATCACTACCGGGCCACTCGCCGGAAAACTGGCGCTGAATGCCGAAATAGAGGTGGAAGACAGCCTGGTCAACCTCTTTAGCAGCACCCAAAAACTCTACCCCAGCATTGAATACCATCCGAACCTTTCAGGCTCCGGCAAAGCGTACTGTCTGGGGTTGGGCTTCACTGACACCCCGGCAAGCCTCGGAACGCAAATTGTTAAATTCTCCGCCACACAAACAGAAAACCTGTTTGCGGTAGGTGAGCAGGTAAGCGTTGAGTTTTCCACGCTGGAGCAACAGAACGGCGACGACAAGCCCGGCCTTCTGGCACGTATCGGCGAGATGTTCAGCAGCAGCAAAAAACACGGCGACGAACGCCTGTCTGGTATTGAGCAGGCTATTGAACTGATGGCCGGAAAGCTGGTTGAGGTAACGGAAAAGCTGAACGCGCAACCACAGCCGGAAAAGCTGAACGAACAAGACAGCGCCAGCGAAACTGAAGCGTTACGCGCCGAAGTCACGCAGCTTAAAGAAAAGCTCTCCGCACTGGACGGCAGTAACACCCACCGCTTCACCGCAACAGGCGGCGGGGCTGAAATTAAAACGGATTGCTGAGGTAAGCCATGCAACCAGAAACAAGACAGTGTTTTAACATCATGCGTCAGGATCTGGCGCGACTCAACGGTATCGGCGACATTGCCGAAAAGTTCACTGTTACCCCGCGAGTCCAGCAGACCACAGAAAAGAAAATCCAGGAAAGCAGTGATTTTCTGAAAAAAATCAATTTCTATGGCCGTACTGAGCAGATGGGGAACAAGGTGGGTATCGGTGTGAACGGGCCGATTGCCAGCACCACCGACACTACAGTAAAAGACCGTGAGACCTTCAATCCGCTGGATCTGGATGAAAGGGGCTACGTCTGCACCCAGACGAACTTTGACACCCACATCCCTTATGACCTGATAGACATATGGGCTGGATTCCCTGATTTTCAGGTAAAATTCCGTCAGTCCATTTTGCGCCAGCAGGCGCTCGATCGTATCCTTATCGGCTGGAACGGCACGCACCGCGCGAAAACGTCAGACCGCAAGACCAACCCGCTGTTGCAGGATGTAAACGTCGGCTACCTGGAGAAAATCCGCCAGTTTGCCCCGCAGAACCACATGAGCGAAATACTCAGCGGCAGCAAAAAAATCAAGATTGGCAAGACCATCAAGGGCAACGAAGGCTTCCGCAATATTGACGCAGCAGTATTCGACGCCGCGCATTCATGCCTCAAATCCTGGTATCAGACCGACACCCGACTGGTTGCCATCACCGGGCGTGACCTGATGGCCGACAAATATTTCCCGATCGTGAATAACACCGACGAGAATACCGAAAAACTGGCAGGCGATATCATCATGAGCCAGAAACGCATCGGTAATCTTCCGGCGTTGCAGGTTCCGTTCTTCCCGGCTAACGCCATCCTGGTGTGCCCGCTGTATCTGTTGTCGCTGTACTATCAGATTGGTGCGCGCCGTCGTGTAATTATCGACAACCCGCGCCGTGACCGCGTAGAGCATTTCGAATCCAGCAATGAAGCCTACGTCATTGAGGACTATGACGGCGTAGTGCTGATCGAGAACATCGAGCTATACGACGATGACGGCGCGCCGGTTCACGCCGAATCTGCCGAAGCTACTCCGGTTCCGGGGGCCTGATAATGACGCCTTTTGCCCGCCGCAGACAGCAGATCATGGCAACAATGCGCAACACCAGAAATGATGTTCGCGCAGATGACGGTTACGCACTGATGCAAATGCAGCTTCACCAGGACATGGAGACACTGCATAACATTCTGTCAAATGAGCAGAAAGCCGCTGTAAAGCGGCAAATTCTGCCGCATTACGACGAGTGGGTAAAAGGCGTCCTGGAGGGCGACAGCGGATTACAGGATGACGTTCTGATGCGCGTCATGGTGTGGCGTATTGACGCGGGCCTGTATTCCGAAGCCCTGGACATAGCGGCCTACGCGTTACGCCATCACCTGAACACCCCGGACGGATTTGGTCGCAGCGTCGCCGCGCTGGTTGCTGATGAAATATCAGAACAGGCGCTTATCAGGATGAATAACGGAGAGGATATACCCGCCGCCCTGCTTTCAAGGGTAAGGGAGATGACAGACAGCGCCGATCTCTTTGATGCGGTACGTGCCAGGCTCTACAAGGCGCTGGGCTATGCGCTCCGCAATGAGGGACAGCTACAGGAGGCCCGCGCGGTACTTTACCGGGCGCTGGAACTTCATGACGGCGTGGGCGTAAAAACCGACCTTAAAGCGCTGGATAAACAACTGGCAGCACACTGACTCGCAACCCGGTCGGCATACCTGAAATACAGGAATAAATGCAATTTTTGCACTTTTTTTTCTGTATTCCGGGTATCCACCGACCTTCTCTACAGGGTATCTGAATGCAAACCATCTTAACCAGCAACTCACCGGAACCGATTAAACCGACCCCCGTAAGTCCCGAAGCTATTACTAATTTCGCTTTCTGGCCGGACATTCGCGTTGATCAGTACCGTGAAGTGATGCGCCAGGAGGGGGAGGAAACATCACCCCGACTTCGTGAAGCCATCATGCAGGCGATGGGGTATGCAAACGGACAGCTTGCACAATGGGCACAGCAGCAACAGCAAAAGGGCTTTAATCACCTTGACGAGGTTCCCGCCGAAAAAATAGGCGGCGAGTCCGTTCGCGTGCTTTGTTACCGCAGAGCGGTATTTTTTGCCGCCCGCGCCTTGCTGACTGAGCAATTCCGGGGAACTGACACCACACATAAAGGCGATATCAGGGCAAACGCCCTGGAATCCACAACAGATGATATGTGGCGGCAGTTTCAGTGGGCGTTAAGTGAGTTACGGGATGAACCTCACATGACCGTGGATCTTATCTGATGATCGTGATTGCACTACAGGGCGACACCGTGGACGCCATATGCTGGCGATATTTCGGCGCAACGCGCGGAGTTACAGAAGAGGTTTACCGGATAAATCCGGGACTGGCGGAAACGGGGCCGGTACTCAACCAGGGGCAGTCCATTATTCTGCCGGATGTGGCACCGGCACAGGAAAAAAAACTTATTCAGCTATGGGATTAAACCGTAGCGATCGACAGGACAATACAGCATGAACAGCAGCCCTCACACCTGGTCAGACTGGTGGCTGATGGTAAAAAGCTGGCTACAGGGTGATATCCCACTCGATAGCCTGTTAATGACGGGCATAATCGCCGCTCTCAGGGTGTTTTATACAGGTCGTAGCTGGCGACGCCTTCTGCTTGAAGTACCGTTGTGTTGTCTGCTTGCGGTCGCCGCTTTCACCATTATCAAGCCGGTTCCCGTCGCCTGGCTGTCAGAAGACTGGCGCGTAGGGATTGGTGCTGCCATCGGTCTTATCGGCGTTGAGCATATCAGGGCGCTCGGCGTGATCATTACAAAGAAATTTGCAGGGAAAAATGACGAATGAAAATTTCAGACAGCGGACTGACCGCGCTTAAACGCGAAGAAGGCTGCAAACTGACCGCCTACCCCGACTCGCGCGGTGTCTGGACTATTGGTACAGGTCACACAGGAAGGGTTGACGGCGTGGCGGTTCACAAGGGCATGACCATCACCCAGGACACCGCCGACAGACTGTTACGCGACGATCTGTCATGGGTGGAGCGCTGCATCGCCGAACGGGTAACGGTTGTGCTGAACCAGAACCAGCATGACGCGCTGTGTAGCCTGATTTTTAATATCGGCGCTAACGCCTTTATTGGTTCCAGTGTTCGTCGCTATCTGAATGCCGGTAACTACACCGCCGCCGCTGAC